GATCAACAATTACCAGCTTTAACTTTTTACCTTTTGCAGACATTAACTGATGTTGCTTTCTCATCTCTGAAACAATGTACTGCATGTTTACATCTTTCTTACCGTCGATAGTTACACGCTGACTTCTGTTAAGTTCCTGTGCAGCCTTTCCCCAGTTAGCCATCCATTCTGTGTAACGTTCAGGAAATGTTTTGTGATAATAATCCTGCCTAGCATAGAAGTTAGAAGGAACTCCCGACATTGCCGATACAACCCCGTTAAACATACCAAGAGCTGGCATCTCAATGCTGAATATGTGGCAGCATTCATCTTCAAGTAAATCAGCCCTAGCAGCTATTGTGTTGCCGTAAAGTGTTTTACCGTTCTTTGATTGGGCTCCAATAAACGTTATCTCTCCAACAGCTAAATTCTGATAACCAAGCCTTTCATCAATCTCAGGTATTCCAGATGAAATTCCAACCCTTACAGTTGATAACGACTTTTCCATTTCGTCCATTGATTGGTTGATCAGCTCTTCAACCTTAAGAACATCACCAACAGATAACCTGCATATTGATTTGTCTATAGCCTGTGACGTTGTTGCAACTTGCTCAATGTAATCACAATCGCCATTCATTGATTCAATTGCATTTGAGTACTCATCTATCGCCTGTCGCTTTAGTGACATCTCAAGTACTTTTCTTGCGTAGTGCGTTAAGTATCGAGTTGTAGAGTTATTCTTGAATAGGTCTGCAACGTAAGCAATGCCACCAGCTTCCTCGGGTACAATGTCCATCATGATTGGAAGGTCAATTATTTGACCCTTCGAATATCCATCCATGATCAACTTAAAAATTACTCTGTGATGCCTATGGTAGAAATCTTCTTCGCAAAGGAATGAGATATTTGGTATCAAGCTTCCATCTTCAATCAATGAAGCCAATACACCTTGTTCTGAGTTTGTGCTGAATGTGGTCATAGCAAATCAAAGTCCCGATTAATGTCATACTTAACTTGTTCTATAGGTTTCGATGCGGATGGTACTGGTTTCATATTTCCACACCATGTTCTAACGCAAGCCTTCCAGTCTTTGATTTTGTTTTTGCCTCGCATCCAACCATTTGCTTCATAGTGATTTACAAACTTCTGACCAACCCCTTTCTCTCCAAAGCCTCGCTCTTGAAAATAAGATTGAGCATCATCAGCCGAAGGCGGTGTAAATATAGTTCTTGGTTTATGGTTAGTGGTTAGTGGTTTATGGTTAACCAGTGTCGGTTCTTTTTCGCTACCGTCTGGGTTTTCTTCGTTACCCATAGATAACCCAGTCGCTTTAGGTAAGTCATTGTTTTTATTGCGACCTCCTAGTTTACCGTTTTTACGGTTAGCATCTGCTCGTTTTTGGTACTCAGCTACTAATTTATCGCAACGCGAGTGAGTCCATCCATCTGGTGTTTTAGTGAAGAACTCATCAAGTATAATTTCAACCGTTTCTGATTCGTCACCCATTCGCAACTTTCTCAAAACCGACTGGGTTTTTATTGGGATTGGTTTCTCATGATCGTAATAGAAGTTAATTAGCCTGAAATATATAGCTTCCTCTTTAAGGCTTAGGTGACTAGTGTCCTTAGCCCAATCAGCTATGTTGAATTTGTAGTAATGCATACGCTATAATTACCTCGGACGTTTTATTTTTACCTCGCCTTGCCGCGGGGTATTTTTTTATCTACTGCATAACTTTGAATGAAGTAAACGCTAACAACTCTTGAGCAGATTCTTTATCACGAGATGCTAACTCTTTTAATTGCTGCATGCCTAAAGCCATTGCAACACGAGCTGTATCGGTTGTGGTAGATCCAAGAACCTCAACAAGGTCTGATAGCTGAATTGTTTGCTTATCATTGAATCTTACTGGAAGCTGTTTCATATATTTCCTCTCTCAGTTGGTAATTACATTGTAACTCTTATGTGTATACATCGTCAAGTAAACAAAAGCCGAATTAACGGCTTATTGTTACCCTATTACTAAACTACTTGGTTGGAATTTGTGGAATAAATATTGGAAGGTATGCCATTGCTAGCCTTTCTGTATCGTTGGCAAACCAAGTGAAACCGTTATCAGTATCTGTATCAATGTAGTCAATATAAGGCTCATCGATAAACTCATTACCGTCACCTAGCTGAACTAAGTAGTAATCAGCATTATCACATGGCATATCTGAATCACAATTATCAATAGAACACATTACCCACTTGTTAAATTCACTCATAACCTAACCCTCTAGTTTATCGCTTAACTTCTGTAGCTCTACAATGAACGCGCAGCAACACATGGCGTGCGCTGCATGTGGTAAGCCTGACTCCTCATCAATAAGCTCACCACGCTGTATAGCGAACGTATGTCGAAGTAATGCGGCTCTGTATCTTTCCTCTCCGTCATCTACATTTTGCCAACTATTGGGCGCATATTTTTCCGCGCCGAAAGTTAGTATTTTAGCAAGTTCATCTATCGCTATCGGTGGTAATAAGTCATAACGCGGCTTATCTTGATCGTGTTTCATGCTTGTCATTTCATAGCCTCCTGAAGCAAATCTTGTTCGTACAAATCAATCCATGTTCCAAGCCCATAACGAACGCTTAACTCTTGATTAGTCCCAGCCTTAACGATTGCGTACTTCTTGTTTCCAAGGTATCTAAACGTCATTCCGCTTGCTGTGACTATCTTTCTAATTGCCTTTAATGACACGTCTGACCTAATCATATTCGCTTACCTGCTGGCATCATCTTGCGCTTGTGGTAGTAAACCGTCGACTCTAAAATACCTAACTCTATTGCAATCCAGAACGCTGAACGAGTAGGGTTGTTTATGATCGCTAGTTTTATCTTGTGCTCAGTCATCATTTGGCCTCAATCAGTTTCTCATTACGATAGCGAAGTATGCGCGGTGCGTTTAATCCCATTACTGTTATTCGGATTACGCCGTCTTCTTCTTTTTGGTCCCAGTGAACAACACGGTTATCTTTTAAATACTCTCGCCTAGTAGATAGTTCACTCATGATTAATACCCTCGCGTTAAACAGTAGATTTGATATAACAAGTCAGACTTAACAAAACCAAGTAGTCGAAGCGTTCGCATGTGCTTATCTGTTATCGATCGACGCTCTGGTAGTGACTTGGTAGCTTCCATTTCAGCCTTAGCAGTCTTGGCTGATTGAAGTAATACGTTCATTGATGCGTAGCTCATAACGCCACACCTACTAGCTTATTAGTGAAGTAACTCAAGCCCTTTGTAGTTACTCGGCCTTGCGTGTATTCGTGACCGTGTTCATTTACGCCAGTGTGGAACTTGAATAATTTCTGGTCTAAATAACGTTGGTAAGGGTTATTCTGTTTGTCGATGTATCCATTCTCACGCAGCCAAGCTACAAACTTGTTAGGGCGTTGCTGTATCTTCTTGCCAGCCTCTTGGTATTTGTACGTATGCTCTGATTGCGTTACAGTGTCGTGGAATTCAACTTTCGGTTTCGCTTCTTCAATTAGCTTTGCTTGGTCGGCGGCTAATTGGAGTGCTTCCGAAAATGTTTGTGGTAAAAGTGGCTTCAACCCATCCTCTAGCTCCTGCCAGCGATCAACCAATACTGCCGTAAACTCTGGTGAAAGCTGGGCAACTACGATGTAACTATTTCTCTTATCAACGTGGTATTCGTTAACGTGTTGCCCCAAATGGTTAACTCCCACCGACGGTGTAAGTTTAATTACTCCTTTTTCTTGAAGTCTTTCCATTGTTCTTTTTACTGAATCAGGACGACTTCCAACTACATCTGCTATCTGATAGTGGCTCATTGTTAGTTGCCCAGTTGTTAACATATTCATTTCAGTAACTCCTTTTTAATTTCGATTAACTTGTAGTGTGTAACTGCATCGAATACATAGTGTTTATCAGAATTGTACCAAACGTATAGCGTTGATGTTGCAACCTTGAATTGTCTCGCAGCCTTCTCCTTACCTACGCTTCCCTTGCCGAATGTGTCATCTACAAACTTGCTAAACTTAATCATTTCGCTTCCTTTTAATCGGTTGTTATTCGTTGTTGATGTAATTAAATATACTCCGAATAATCGGATATGCAAATACCGTGTAGTTATATACAAGACGTAAAAAAGCCGCTTAGGTTATAAGCAGCTGGTGGTTACTCTATAAAGTATGCGGATAAGTCTTTAGCTGGTGGGTCTCGACTGTATACCCGTCGGTAGTAATTTGCATCGTTAGTTCTAATCCACATCTTTACGTACCATCCTATAAATGAGTCGTTCATTTGCACCCCAAGAATCCAAAGTATGCCGCGCTCCTTGTGTCTTCGTTGCTGCGCCCTTTCCATCCAGTTACTTTTTGGAACTGTATTTTAGAATCTTGTGACTTCCACATACTAGATACTGGATGCCTAACAATCTTAACCCCCAAGTATTTAAGCATTCTTTCAAGTTCAACCTGTGCCTGCTTGCACTTTCCTATGTCCTGAGATGAACCGCTAATAGACTTTTTATTGCCATTCTTGTTATGCCATGCTGCTTTCTTGCCTTTGACATTTTCAATGTGGGCTTCTATTTCAGCGTCTGGGTTTAATTCTAAATACCTAGTTATGCTAAAGTGTAGATCCATTAATTGGTACATCTCTAAAGAAAAGAGCTTACCATCTGGATAAAATGCGCAACCATGACCTTTATCTTGAGCGCTTGGGTCGATACCTATGATCACCTTACTCATCTATTCCACTCCTCTATAGCCGCTATCTCTTCTGGTGATGGCTTAATATCATCAGGACATGTTTTCATTAGCCGTGTAAACGATTGTGCTTGAGTTTCACCGAAGTGTTGCAAGTAAGCTCTATGTGAGCCGTTAGTCTTAACGCTATCGCATACAGCGCATAATGGGAGCAATGCAGCCATTCCGATTAATACGCGATTATGCTTAAAAGTCGAACCGTACATATGATCAACTATCACTGGTTGTTCGAGGCATTGAATGCATGGCTGAGATTTAACCCAAGCCATGAACCGTTTTTCCTGCGCAGTAATTCCTCGTGTTTTCTTGCTAGGCTTTCTTTGCATTAGTCATACTTCCCAAAGTTATCCATAGCCTCTGCGTGGTCTAGTAATGCTTTACTGAGTAACTTCCCACACTTACTTACATTTGTCCGATCAAACTTTGCCGCCTCTCTACGGGATATCTCAGCCCGCTTAATTGCGCCTTCTTTTGTGTATTGCCCTTTATCAAGTATGCGAGGTTTAACTTTATACTTTTTAGCGATTACTTCTAATGCCAGTTCGATATCAGTCATCTTCACTTACCTCAACTTTATTAATCCATGTGTACTGCTCATATTTAATCAAGCCACCTTCTATACGCACGTTTTGAGTTTTACTTGATTTCTCTAAGCCTGCAAAAGTGCGCTGAAGTTGTGACTCGCTTGAGATTGCTATTGATAACGGTTGCCATGTGAACATAATTTATTTTCCGTTTGTTGTTGACTTGGGGTAATACTATACCCCATAATGAATCCCGTCAACACAATTTAAGGAATTAGAATGGCACACTTTAAGACAAGTGCTATCAGTGAAATTGAGAATGAGGCACTAAAGAAAGACGCTGATAAAAATGGTAGAAGTCGTCAGAAGCATATCGAATTTGTAATCAAACAATACGCTCAGAAAGTTATAAAAAAAGGTGAGTGAATATGGAAGTGTATAAAGCAATAGCAGCCATTATTGGCGAGATGGCGAAAGAAGGTATTGGTAAAGACTCAACCAACCAGCAGCAACGATGGAATTTCCGTGGTATCGACGCGGTTTATAATGCGCTAGCTCCAAAGCTTGCTAAGCATGAATTGATGATCATACCTCGCGTGTTGAGTCGTACTTGTACAGACCGAATCACTAAAAACGGCGGTAACATGTTTTATGTCGTAGTTGATTGTGAGTTTGACTTTATCTCAGCTAAAGATGGGTCTAAACATACCGCTAGAATCTTCGGTGAGGCGATGGATTCAGGAGATAAGGCAACTAACAAGGCTATGTCTATTGCTTTGAAATACGCTGCATTCCAGACGTTCTTTATACCTACAGAAGTTAACACTCAAGATCCAGACACTAACTCACATGAGGTTATTGTAACTATTAACGAAGACCAGCAAACGCAACTTAAGGATTATATCGAAGAAAACTTATTCAAAGTTGAACAGGTAACAGGGTTTTTCAATATCAAATCATTGGCTGACATTCCAGTAAGTCAGCTTGAAAGCACTAAGCAAACTATTAAAGGTTGGATTCAATAATGGCTCAATTCGTAAAGAAAGAAAACTTAACTATCTCTATCGGTGAGTACGAACGTGATGGTCAGACTAAAAAACAGTGGCGCACGATTGGAGAGATCATTTCAATGATTGGTGATGATGGTAAGCCTTATCAATTCTTTAAGTTGTGGGGTGCTGGTGGAGTAGTTGAAGGTAAGGTTTTCGAGCAAGATAACCAGCAGAATAACAATCAGCAGCAAGGTCAGCAACAGCAACAGGGTGGCTATCAGCAAAACAATCAAGCGCCACCTCAGCAGCAACAACAGTACAACCAACCACCTCAACAGTATAACAACCGAGGTTAGCAGTATAACAATAGCCCGCAATTACGCGGGCTTTTTGGTTATGATATAACTTTGGTATTTGTTCCCCACCCACCAGCAGGCTCTACTGTCGATGATGATGAGTTAATGAAGTTAACACTCATGACATTTGCGTCGATGTTAAATGCACCTGACGAGTTAAATGATGCGCTATCACTTTTTATAAGGGTTAGCACAGCAGCTTTTCCACTAGCAATAGAGAATACAGTTGATGATATATTTATGATGCTATCGCCCGTCATTCTGACTGTTGTATCACCTTCGATCTGAAATGCACTAGCGCCTGTAAATATCATTCCGTTACCGAATCTTATCTTGCTGTTATCTAGCGATGTGACCCCTGTTGCTGTGTGAGTTCTGTTGTTGAATCTAAGCTCTATATTTACCGTGGTATCTGACAGTATCGGTGTTGTTGAAAACGTTTCAGTTGTGGTTGTTGATGATCCGTTTCGCAACTTCACTGACACATTTTGGTCTTTAAATACGCGATTTAATGCACCTTCAAGTGTTAACAGCGCAGAGTTATCATCGAATCCATAGTAACTATCAGATCCTAATCCAGACCCGCTTATATTTGAGAATATCTCCCGTATTGGTCGTCGGTCGAAAGCCTCGTAGTAAACGGTAGGTGTACCCTGTCCATCGTTTCGTATTGTGTAAGGTGTGGTTTGGATTAATCCTTGGTTAGGCGTTGCGTCTGCTGCATCCGTTGCAATACACCCTTGCATTAGGTTTATTTCTACATCGTTCTCAACATAAGACGCTAGTGGTCCAGTGCATCCGAAATCGAACTGCGAGAATGTAACCTTACTTCCCCCACCGAATCGACCAATAGGCTTAAACAATCGATTAGATGGTAAGAATGTTTTACCAGCGCTAAATTCTGCATTGCAACCCCTCAATGCCATTAGAGACTCATTAATACTCTCAGAGTGAGCCATGCCAACAAAGAAAGACGCATTTTGACCAAGGTATGACCTATTGTATTTTTCTTGTACCCAAGTCCCTATCTCAACTCTTCCGCTAGTAACATCTCGTATCACTAACGATGATGGTACGTCGAAGTCACCAGTAACGAATGTCATAGCGTCTACATCAACCCACCAAGGCGGTAACACGTTACCGTATCTGATTCGGTCGCCAATGGAATTACAGTAGTTTATACCACCTATATTCCCAACTGTACCTTCGAATATTGATAAAGCACTATCAAATGTTTGCGCCAAGTTGCCGTCGTAGTCGTAATCCCAACACGCTTGAAAGGAAGGTCCGTGCACTGTCTGTGACCAGTAGTTATTTTTCACCCTGTGCGACGACCCAACAAGCCTTAAAGGACTGAAGTGTATATCTCCTGTGTTGTTGTCATGTAGAGCAACGTCTGGGCATACAAGAATGTTTTCTATTCGCACGCCATCTACAGCCGTGTATTCTGCGTTATCTAGGTTGGTATTAGTTATAGCTATTGTTGTGCTAGTTATTCTCGTTCCGACAGAGTTAAAAGGTGCTGCATCAAAAACGTATTTAGTTTGTTTGGTTGCACCAAAGTTTGGTACAAAGAAAGATCCAAGTTTGGTGTCATTGAATAAATCCATACCAAATGTTCTGATCACCGGAACGCCGATTATCGAGGTGTTAGGGTTTAACTTAACCACATCACCGAGCATGTACCTTGTTTGCGGTGTCGGTATTGATATAGCAGCCCTGAAAGTTCTAAGTACAGCGTTTGTTGCAGCTACGGATCCCTGCCATTCAAATGGGTTTAAATAACTAATAGCGTTTTCTAGTATGGGAGTGTTATCTGTTCCTGAAAGTGCCGCTTTATCCCAGTCACCTTTACCACCAGCCTGTAGATAGTTCAATTCCTTATCAAACAGCAATTCTATTATATTTCCTGCTGCATCTGTGTGATGAATCAACCCGCCTGAATCCATATTGAGGGGGAATCCAGTTGGACGCACAAAGTATTTTCCCCCACCACCATCATTAGGTGAGTAGTACCCTTTTGTATTTAATGTGGATCCTACAGGGAATGTACGGCTTGCAAAGTCAGAAACAACTTGAACTTGATAGTTCAGTCCTGTTAATTTTACCGGATTACCATCTATGGTTGCGTTTCCGTTTTGAGGATCCCAAACAGTAACCGTACCATATGTTATTGGGCTAAAGATAAATCTCCCGTAAGTGGCATCATTAAGAATTTCCGCCCCTACCGGTACGTTATTGTTAGGAGGAGAAGTTGACACGCTTGCGGTTGCGTCTGTAGGGTATATAGACCCGCCGGATAACTTACCATCACCAGCGTTAGCCTGTTCTTGTGCTATTTGCTCAGCGCCTTCTTTGTTTATATCGCTGAATGGCTCAATATTTGAATCGCTTGTTGGGTCTGGGTATGTAGCTGAATCAATTGTGTAAGGAAGTGGCGTTCCTGGTATTGGAGTGCGTGGTGGCATAGCTTTCCATAACGATGGGCCAGTTGTCGCCCCTGCCCTGTCAAATACAACGTACTCATTGTATGAATTAAGCGTTAAGTTTGAACTGTAGTCGCCAATATCAACACCGCCTAGTGATGAAATTAGGTTATCAGCAGCATCATTAATCCCTTGCAGTGTTCTAATCTGCTTGCCAGATTTTGATGTTGTTGATGAGCTGCTTGACTCAACAACATCAGACAAAGTGTCGGTATCTTTACCAGCATCAATTAGCTGTGCATTTGTAACTAAGCCTGAACAGTCAGCCATTTTATTTACCTCAAATTCATTTCGTTACATTATAACATTAAAAGAACCCATCACTAAAGCCGTCACTAAACCCTGATTTAATAACCTGCACTGGATCAAACTCATAATACAGGTCTGAGTAATTAACGGCCTTTATTTTAACTGAGTTCTTATCACTAGGGTCAATCTCTTGCGGTATCATCAATTGACCTTTCAGCCTTGACTCACTGCCAATACTAAACTCTGTCCTTAGCGCGCTATTTCCGGTGTAAATATCCTCACCAGGTAAAAATCCAAGCTGCACGACTCTATATTTCGGGTTATCAAACACAGGTATCGACTCAGTAGAGCCATCACGACGCTTTAATACTATTGTGTAATCTTCACCAGCCTCAAATGGTATATCTTGCGACAGCGCCAATAGAAGACCATTTTGTTCAAGTATTTCACCGTCGTAAGTAAATACACGGCTACCTTTAACTACGCTAATTACCTGCTGTGGACGTACGAAGCGACCCTCTGGTGTCGAAGTGAAATCAACGGTGATTTCTTGGAACCTTAACTTCTGGTATTCACGCATCATTCGCCATGTAGCTTGGGTTATTCCTTTTATTCCACTTATCTCAAGTTTTAACGGATTCTTTCCGCTTCGGTCTTCGGGGAAGTAAAGTATCTCCTGTGTGTAGAATTCATCATCAGTGTACTTAAATTCTATTGAGTCTTTTCTATCAGTGGATGAAAAATCACGAGTCCACGTTTCACTATTTGGCACTTTTGACCGATGAGTAAATACCATGTTAGGTATTGATTGCGGCTGCTCAAACCACCCCTTTAATACTCGACCCTCACGCCACAGGGTAATAAATGCAGCGTTAGCAATGGTGTAAAACGTATCTTGTGCAGTTGTTTTTGTTGAGTCGAACGAGTAACTAAACTGGCCTGATAAAACACTATTAAAATATGATTCGTTTTCATCTTGAATTTGTATTAATAAATCAGCATCAAGCTCGCTTAAATGCCTACGACCAACTTTAGGGTCTAACGCTAATCTTATAAGGCTTTGCATTGCTTGAGTGTTAACAGATAGATTCGTGTCAAACACATCATTGCCAAGGTACTTATAAATCTTCTCTGTAGCTATTACATTTACTTCAGGCTCTTTTATGACGGTTGTTTTATCTATGGCCTTTCTCTGAGTTTGGATAGTTGTTACGTTACCGAAATCAGTTTTATTAACTGAGAACAACCCGAATACAGAACGGAGCTTTATCTCATCAACAACATTGCCGTTAAACTCATAATCTTTAGGTGTATTTCTTTGCACCCACCAACGAACGAACGTTAACCCGCCAAGGTTAACATCTGTAGTGTTACCTTTTACCGATGCATTACGGCCGCTAATAATCTGGTCTATTGGTGTTTCTGGACCTACAGGATCTAAGTTGTCATTAAGCTTTTGATAGATAACCGTGTAATCAACTTGAGTTCCTTGACGTCCGTCAGCCTCTTCTTTGTACATTCCAGCAGGCGCATAAACATTAACGATCAACCGGTCAATCTTTGTTGATGAAATTGTATAAGGACCAATCTTTGTATCGCCAACCTTTTCAACTCGTGGAAATAGCCCCCTATCTATTGGTTGTCCTCCAGGTAGTATTCCCGCCCAAGATGGATCGCCACTAATATCAAACTGAATGCTGGTTGATGTAACAGCCGTTACAGGCATAGCATTAGGACCGATTACTTGACCGTTAATCTCAACGTTAACTAGCTTAGCCATATCTCCAACAATAAATGTCTGGTCGAAATCAGCATTTGCCTCAAATAATCCAGTTGGATATAAAATCTCATTTGTTCCACGAGTATCAATAGCAACTTCGTTTGAAGCTGGTATTGTCTGGTCCAATGCATCTGTAGGCTGAAATACGCCGTAAACAGTCTCATTTATTAACTCGCCAACCTGAATATCTGGCGCTGAGTTGTTCGGTGATTTGTACGGACCGTAAACACCGGCAGATTGTTCAGAGTCAGAAAACAAAGTGTCGCCATCACGAATATCTTTAACATCTATATTGTTTCTAGCTATACAGTAATAACCGGTTCTAACTTCGATATCACTCTCATACTTTGCCCATTCTGCTGCGGCAACATCAGGAATTGATTTAACCTCACCGCAAATATCAACAATACGCTGATTAGGTCTAGGTGTGTTTCTACGGTCTGAAAGTGAGTTGTTTGGTGACTCTTGCTGCCTGTTTACGTTATCTAACGCCTTTGGTTGGGGCGTCAGCAAGGCAACGCCAACACCAACAACAACGGCAACGATTGCGTAAACAGCGGTAACAACATCACCTGGAGCGGTTACAATGCAAACATCAGTGGCAAATTCCATAGCGTCAGAATGAGTTATTTCATGCTCACCAGATAATCCACCTTGGTAAACTTTGAATGAATTGCCACCTGACAGATTATTAACTATCCACTCATGTGCAAACCCATCAAACGCAATGGTTTCGTGTTTGTATTCTTTCTCAGCATCAAAACTGTGTAGTTGAATTATCGCCACAGCGTAACCCCTTCAAAACTTTTAATGAAGCTATTATAACTTTGATGAACGACTTGACCTAATGCCCTGTCACAATGAAATACTCGCCCATTATGATACACACCGCAGTGATAAACCTTCGATGACCCCTTAGTCTTTGACCCGATAACAACATCGAAGTCTTGATGTGAATCAACTTTTGATAGTCCGTGGTCTATTTTACTCATTTCACTAGTTATCGTATTGAATGCATCGCTAAGGTTTTTTACTATGAAATCCTTTGTATTTATTCCTGCTTGCTCTCGTATATCCTTGACGTATATCCAACAGTGATAATCACGGAATGAGTAAGGCTTACCAATCTTGAAATCAATCATACAGACCTCAACATGGGCCATGTTTGAAAGTCATAAATCTCGCCGGTCTCGTCCGAGTTAAGTTTAGGTACACCCGTCTGGATGCTAAATGAGCCTTTCTTTTGCGGGACTTTATCGACTTCATACACTAACCACTCAGCAGGGCTATCAAGAAAGTCACTTTCGTATATTCCGAAAGTTGCGAGAATATTTTCAGTGTTACCAATTGGTATCCTATCCAATTCATCATCAAGAATGTTTTGAACGTCTGGTAGTGAATAAGTAGCGGTTTGAGACAGATCATTACTGTTTACCGCGTTAGATGATTGAAACGGTAAAGCCGTATATGTTCTAGATAACCCATCGTTATCATTGGCAACTAGATCAACGGAGTCATTAACAAAGTAATACGTTTGGCTTAGTAGTGAGTGAGATAATATTAAAGTCTCGTAATACCGCCTCCCTTCCGGCTTTGAATTTAGCAACTCCTTGTATGCTTGAAAGCTTTCTGCGCTCATTATTGGTACTCCAGCTTGTTTTCCATATTAACTATTACGCTATCTAAATTAGATAGGATGCTTGGAAGTTGATCTCCATAGCAGTTATATAGATCGTAAAAGTTTGGACAATCTTCTTCAAGTTGTGACGATGTTGACTCTGCGATTAATGTAACGGCTAGATACCAATTACCATTGGATGGTCGCGTCATTTTCCATGTGCCAGGAACGATTATACATTGATGCTCTTCTATGCCATTACCGCTATCAAGCTGCATCTTAAATGAATCAGCGCCGTGATTAATGCGCCAGTCGTAAAAGTAACTTAATGCCTTGTATCCATTATCGCTTAGCGTGAAGTTGAGCTGAAATGGTACAGCTTCGATACTAAGGTTTAATCCAATACGAGGGACGCCGCCAGCAACATCGATATTAACGATATTTGACCCGCGTGAAGTTGTGTAAGACTTGTTAAGCAATGGCTTTATTGTTGGTGGCCACACTTCATCGCTCATAAATTACCCCTTAGAATCCTGGTTGACCGCTGGTTGTTTTTCTAGCCTTAGCTATCTGGGATGTGTTGTTTTGCAAGTCGCCTGCTACAGTGTCACGTATTAAAAGTATTGTAGATCCATCATCCCCATTTTCCTCTGTGAATGTTTTATTGCCAGAAGACTGATCGATTACCGTGAGATTAACATTTGCTTGTTGCCCACCTGCCGCGCCACCCATCAACTGCATCATTTGCTGTTTAGTTCTAACTCTACTGTTAGATGACGGCGCGATGACCTCGATTTCACCTTGTTCAGCGATGGTTGATTGCTGACCCGCCGCCAAGTCACCACCAGTATGACGAGCTGATGTGATTGCGCTTACATTTGCTAAGCCTGCACCAATTGCAACGCCAGCAGCGGCAGCACCTAATGCTGGACCAACGTAAGGGATGCTTGCAAGTGCAGCATACGCTCCGTTTGCAGCTGTGTATGTGTCGATAGTCGCTTGAGTTATTGCAGCAGCCTTGTATATTGACGACTGCTCACCAAGTGTTGATTTTAGAGAGCTTGTTGTGTTATCCAATGCTGTTAACTGAGCTGCTTGCTGTTGGTTTGCGATCACCTCGTTAAGCTTTGCATTTCTTTCATTGTCAGCGGTGATTGCATCATTAGCCGCTTTGTTTTTATCTGAAAGTTGAGTGTAATAATTGTCCCATACTTCTAGCCGTAACGCCGCCTGCTCTTGCTCAGACAGCGTTGAATTTGAAATTAATTCAGCTTGGTTAAGGGTACTTTGAAGTAATGCTTCTTCCTCTGATAACAAGCCAGTTCTTATTGTTTCAACCTGCTTATCAATTCTATCTTGAGTTGCCTGAACTCGTTTAGCTTCAGATTCAGCCTCTTTTGCTAAAATTTCATCCTGCTTTACAATTCTTGCCGCTGCGTCTGCGTCATCTAGCGATTTTTGCTTAGCAATTCCAGCAGCCCTAGCGTCGGCCGCTGCTTGTTCTTTGTCTGCTAGTGCTGCAATTAAATCATCCTGCTCAGATAGCGAATCATTATATAAGCCTTGAGCTACAGTAAGCTGGTCAACTATTCCTTTCCTCTGAGTCTCGAAAGCAGCCAAAGCCTGACCGCTACCAAGAGCTTTTCTTTGCTCATCGCTATATCTGAGTAGCTTGTCATTTAGCGCATCTATTGCTTTTTGCTGCCCATCCATTGATGTGGTAATTGTATCTAGCTGGTTCTCAGTTGTTCCGCCTGTTATTAAATCAGTCATTGATTGAAGCGAGCTTGATAGCCAGTCAACAGCATCGCCTGTTGCTGTTACCGTTCCAGTTTCACTAGCTAAGGCAATGGTGAACTCTTCCCATTTCTGACCAGCAGTATCAAACTTACCTGCAAGTGAGTCACTGGCAACAGCAGCGCCAGCGCCGCCTACCTGCTCTTGTAGCGCTGCAAGTATTACCTGCTGAGCGCCTGCAACGTCGCCACCTTCTTGTAAAAGCTGGATTGTCTCTTTCTGAGTGCTGTTAAAAGATATTCCGACCCTGGTTAATGCGGACATCCCCGTTATTGGATCTTGTAATGCCTTGCCTAATTGAACCGCATTTGATGTTATTGACCCGAATCCAGTTTCAGCAAGATCTTGCGATAGCTCGATAGCCTCGGTGAATACGTCACGAGTAACGCGGTTAAATGTTAATAATTGAGCTTGCGCTGCCTGAACTTCCTTAGTGCTTGTTAATGTTGCCAGTGCTAATTCAGCGGCTTGATCTTGTAACTCTTGCGCTGATATTCCAGCGGCATTGCCCGTCGCCTTTAGTAACGCTTCAGTCCTTGCAAGGTTTACATTGTAATCATCAATGTTTTGCGTACCCTGAAACATGGCAGCACCAACACCAGCAATAGCCACACCAAAACCAGTAGCGACAGCGGTTCCTGATGTAAGCACTGTGGTTAGTGATGCTATTCTTCCAGATACAGCTCCGAGAGGCCCGTTAATACTTGCCACTGCAGCCGACGCGTTTCTTCCTACAGATTTTAATGAATTTTCTAGTTTATTAACATTCTTTGACGTCTTACCAGCCTGAGTTGATAGCCCTTTAAGCTCTTTCTCTGCCTTTGACGCGCCTTTGGTTGACACCTCTGCTGTTAGTTTTGCAGTCGCCATTATTCACCCCTGCTGTATGTAAATATTCCATCAATGCTCATGATTGTCTCAGCCTCCCACGGGGCGAATGTATATCCTGATAATTCAGAATATGCGTTTATATCATTCCATTTTATCACATCACGGGCGATCAATAAAAAACCGTCATCATTTCTAATGCGGCTGAACTTCATTGTCTTGAATATATTAACTAGATAGGTGAGTGAGAAATCCAACTCAGGTTCTTTTTCTTCAGGAAGTGCACCCATTGAAATTAGGGCGTTGATGTGATCACGGTCATTTCCACCGTGCTTTGATGGTGTAAGTCCGCGATAATGGAACTCACACCAATCAAGAATGTTATCTATTTTTTTTTATGCTTTGCTTCGTGACCGTATGCAATAGCAATAATTGCCCATGCTAACCCGTCGTTTTCTTCAAGTAACTGGAATAGCATCTTTTTATCTAACTCACCAAAAGACCACTCTTTGACTAGAACCATTGCGAAGTCGATATTTATTACTTCATCTTCTTGCTTTTTCTCAGTCAATAGGATTGATTGATCTTTCTCATCTTTATACTTTTCAGCAATGGCAGCGCGTGAGACTTGCCATTTAATTCGAGAATTAGAAACTGATTTAGCCTCAACACCAGAGACCTCAAGTGATTGGCCTGTCTTCTTGTTGTTTTTCTTGAGTTCAAGGGTAACAGTATCTTCACTGTTTGTTTTTGTTAGGAAGTCTTCAAATGTATATGTCATAGTTTGCCCGATTTATTATGCCGTGTTAAAAACTTGAGCAGACCGCACACGGACGGAGGACGGTCGTTTCGGGTATCCCCTAGCTCAAGTGTTACATTATAACGCAGGTAGTCGCTGAATCACAATTGAGCTTTGCAGTGTTGATCCTGTTGCTGTTCCTTCGATACTTTGCGTGATCGAAGTCGCCGATGACAAGTCAGGACTGACAGCAGTTAATACAGTCTTAGGGTTGCTGAAGGACATAGCACCGTCAATTCCTGAAAGGATCGTAGTGATACTAACCTCGGTTTCATTGATGTACTCTTCAAGTAAAGTTACATCCTCCATGAATGCCGCTGCGCTTACCGTGTTGGTAATTGTACCGCGCTCAACAAAGGCCGTGTATTTACTACCAAGCTCAAACTGAGCAGCCGCGGCTGAGTCACTGGCGATTGTCATTGATGTTACATACGCCAATACAGCACCATCTTTAACAACTTTCCCATCAGTACCAGAAAACTGTTTAGTGGTTAAATCAGGCGCGTATGTTGAACCGGCAGGAGGCATTGCAATAACTTCTTGCTTCCGCCCAATGAACGGGAACGATCCTGTCACTGTCGCGTTTACTGCAACTTCAATGTTGTAAGATGTGAACTCAACACCACGGGTGATAATAAACTTATCGACTGTCCCACACTTACCAACTAGCCAAGTTAATACCGAGAATGTACGACAAAGGTTTCCAGTCTCAAGGTAATCACCGACATTGAAGTCAGTAGTTACTACTTCGTCCGTTAGCTCAACTGTTATAGCCGCACCAGTAACCACCAATGCAGAAACAGAGGTTACAATGAACGGTTTTGCGTTGTTTCCAGTAAGCGAATCAAATCTAATTAACTGACCAACCTCAACCCCGTCTGCAACATAATCGCCAGCAGTACGAGTGAACTTTTTACCGACTGAATCGACCGTAACTTCTACAGATGCAACAGTAAAGCCAGATTGCCACTCATTAGACAATGCCGATGCTAATAGATCATCTTGAGAGGTTTGCGATAACTCTACACCGTACTCGCCAGAAACTTGCTCGTTGCCAGTACGAATTGATGTGATTTCACCAGAGTTATCCAGCTCATTAGATTGAAGAGTATCTTTTGCTACTACTGGAAAGCCGCCGGTATTTCTAATCTTAGTAAAAACAGGGTTCTGTGGTGTTACTCCAGGTGTATCTTCCTCGACGTACCATTGGGAAGATGCCTTACCAAGAAATGGATTGTTCGTTGCCATAGTTATGATTCCTTTACTGTGCGTTAGGTTGAATTATAACATGGATAGAATTTTCTCTAAATCAACAAGGAAAAATCCACCACAGCTATCTCTCTTCCCTCTTAATACTGATGATAAGTGTGATTTATTTAATCCGTGGACCCTACTGAATTCAGATTGATTAATCACTATAAATAACTGTCCTAGTTTATCTGATAAAAACCACTTTTCACCATGCGCTCCCATTGCTTTAGATGCATTGTTTGCTCTAGTTACAAACATGCAAGTGTCAGGGCCGTATAGCTTATTTCCATCTATTTTTATGTCTTTATCTAAGTCATAGTTCTTACCATCTGATGGGTAATTATTATTATACCACTCAGCAAATTCTTGGTAGCACAGCCAGGCATCGGATACATAGCAGCCTACATATGTTTTGTTTCTTGATAGAAAATCCTCGTTATAGCATCTAGATAGCATTCCACACCAAGTTTTATATGCTCTTTTTTGTTCGCCTGTTGATGTGTATTTACCATACCCAAAGTAACCATGACCATAAACTGAAGCTCTTAGCTTGTCTCTAACTTCACCTTTCCGTATATGATCCGCCCTGCAATGTGTATCGTTTAAGGTATCTAGAAATTTAACGTGAACTTTTTCATACGACTCATAGCCTAACACTTCTATATCACCACTTCTTTTTGTATGGTGAATAGATCCTACGATCATATCATTCGGTGTTTTCATACTAACCTCGTCAAGTTATTCGTCATTAAAAAAGCGGAAACCATTGACGATTATGGCTTTCGGATGGCCGTCCTATCCGCTGGTACATTATAACATTACACGGTTGTGTAGGCACTAAAGGTAATTGTTAGTGATTTCTTACCCCACCCACCATCAACTAACAGCGGGCTAACAGATAAAGACTCGACACCAAAGCACTCACCATCAAAGAAGTGATCGCTTCCTATCTTGAATAAATTTCCAACCTTATCAATCATTTTATTTATTGGTGATGATCCAAGATGAGAGCTGTAATTAACATCAACTTGATATAGACCGTCAACCAATTCATTCACAGATAAGTCAGCTGATGATTGATCGCTTGCCAATAAGAAACCAGCCAGAAATGGCACTGATTCATCAGTAGGGCAATCTATATTTTCACGGCAAACCTTTATTGACTCATCAACGCCAAGCTGCGCTAATGGTAAATCGAATGCCTTTTGAGCTTGAGTGGTTATCATTTTGGCAATGTCCTCTTAGCTTCAGCCTCTAGTAGTTTATTAAACCTAGCTATATTTATACGGACCATTCCAGCGGGAGCTTGCCTTGAGTATCCACCGACGGTCTTCGGCCCTTCGCTGTACAATCCATACTCTAGACTTGGTATATATGCCAAGTTATTAGTTAAGGTAAAGACTGACCAATCCTGTAATGACAAAACAACCGACGTCGCATTGGTTATCGCAGACTCACCAGTCACATCCTTACCGCTTGATGTGACTTTAACTGATGGCTTTTGTCCAGTAGCGAACCAGTTAGATCTAGCTCGGCCGGAGTCAACTGGGGTTGCTTTGATTATTGAAGACCATAGTTTAATAGTGGCCCCTCGGATCGCTTGCTCAGCGCCAGTATTAAACGAGTCAGCCCAATTTTTAACATCTAACGTAAATGAGTCCGACATCACTTCCTCACTTGAATCTTGTATAGCACGATTAATTCTTTACCGGTGTAATCTGCTGCTGGTGTATTTACGATTGACCAGTTAGCGCCATCGATCACAACTTTATCGTTTACTGCTGGAATGATATCTTTATGTGTAGCTCCTAGCTCATCCTCGAATTCAACCGATACACTGAGCATCTTATCCCCACTGCGAATAGTTGCGCCGTTTACCATCGCCTCGGACACAGTTTGTTCTACACCAGTCATGAAGTATTTAGTATCAGGACCAATTACGTCTTCGCCCTCGAACGGATCCCAAGTTATCGAACCCTGCTTTAATATGGCTAATCGCGTACTACCTTCTCGACCGTCAAACTTAGTTAATAGTTTAGTCGCAACTTTATCGCGCATCTTTTTAGCAAACTTCTGACCAAATGCACTCATGACAAGCCCAACCTTTTCATATTGAACCCAAGCGAGTTAATAGTGATTGTCGATGTTCCAGCTGCCGTATAGACATAAACCTCAACCAAATCAGCTTCTGTAATAATCGCCTCGGTGAATGTTGAGATAGCCGCTGAGCCAGAGTCGATATTGTTATTACTAAGGTCTATAGCGCTAATTAGCCCGCTAGGCGCGCCGTTAACGTAAGCTTCAAGAAATATGACTGTATTTGCTGTAGATGTGATCGATACAGTGCCGTTAAATTCATAGTAACCAGAAAAGCCGCCTGGTGATGGAGAAAAAGTACCACGAAACCCATTACCTGATGCGATTGCTTGCACGTTGGTATTGATTGAAAAAGGAGCGTTACCGTAACCTTCAATTTGCTGTGGTGTAGTATTTATTGCCTGAGTTACATTTGAACCATCACTTCTAAGCTGACCAATAGCCACAGGAACTTCAAGACGAGATGTCGCTGTGAATATCTGACCTGTAACACTTGATGTTAATACGGTAGCTGCAACACTTGCGATCGCTGGAGGTATGTTTGTTAATGCGCCAGGAGTAACGTCGCTCACATAAAGAATATCACCAGCAGCGAACAGTGACGTATCAACATCTGACACTTTGCCAATTCGAGTAACGTAACCAGTTTCTCCAACAGGTATATCATGGGTAGCAATACCCGATGCTGTTGCGTTTGCGATGCTATCAGCGAGCGCCCTAACCACCGTAGGCACTCCGCCTATCGCAGCAGTAAGGACAACAGCTTGACCGTTAGTTATCGTCGCGCCGTTATTGTTTAGCACCTTAATTACTATTTCTTGACCACAGTTAATCTTGGTGTCTGATTCTTCATTGTAATAACTTAAGGCTTTCTCGGTATCATCCCAAAATACCAGCCCCTCTTGATATGCAGGGTCTGGGTTTGGTGATGCAGCATTTCGAAGTAGGATATTTTTGATAGCGCCAAGCATGAATTGCTCAGCAAGTTCTGACATATTCACATCAGAAGAAATCATTTCCTCTAAACCTTGGCGCAACTTTGCAGGAGTTATAGCGCCAGTGCCGTTATCAGGGTAAAGGTTAGCTATTAGAGCTAGTAGGTCATTCTTGTTGGATGCCATATTAATATCTCACTGTTCTAAATAGTACGCCACTTCCGCCGATAGGGTCGATTAAGCAACCAAGCATATCAACCGCCTCTGTGATAACCGTCGTTTCAGCAGTCTTGAATGATTGGAAGTATTCCTCCTTAACTGCGCCAACCACCTCATCGAGTTTAACCTCTACGCCAGTGTCATTGCCACGTACAGTTTCACCTGCTGTGATTGCATTGCTGTAGATAACTTGTGCGTAACCCGCCTTCATTAACTGGTAATCAATCGACATTTCATTTCCATCGCAAAATACACCGGTACGCGGGAAGGCTAACGGTTGCTCTGGTAGTAACTTTGTACCTTTGAATGAGTTGTTATCTACATACACCGCACCTTTACGCAGTGCTACATCTGCCTCATCATCATCAACTGGCAGCGTGTAACCGTACTTTAATGCGTAAGCTCTGGCATCTGCCAAGCTAATATATGAATCAGCGAGCGGGTTATCACCACTACCAGTTTCAACGACAAGCATATTATTCGGACTCCAGCATTGACTTAACAGCCTCGCCTAATTCCATAACGGATTCAGGGACAAATGTTTGACCTAGCGCGTAACCCATCGGATCGTCATCTAGGCGCTTTGATAGATAAACTCGACCATCTTCAAGTAATTGAACTGTGATTTCTTTCATCTGTTAACCCTCGAAAGTTTATTGATATATTATAACACCGTTGCCTATAAACAAGAAAACCCCAATTAAGGGGTTAGTGTATTGTTACTTGTCTGATTTCGTCATGGCTTAGTAATTCATACCATGCGCCGTTGTGGTAAACAGTGCCTCCGTTATCCTCTTGCTCGAATGGTAGATAATACTCACCTTCTTCTGGTATTCTCATAACTTAAATACTCTAACTTTACCGCCTGAACCTGAATCTCTTGTCTTGGCGTAGTTAACAGCATCTTTGGCATTGCATCCAAAATCCATCGCAGCAATAGCCCAATCAGAACCGCTACCAATGGCGTCGTTATTGATTAACTTCTGCTTCCATAGTGTACCATCACTCTCAACACCGCAACGGTATGCGATCCCATCATCAATTGTAATTGCTCCAGCGTCAGGTATTAACTTAGAGCTACCAGTTGAGTATGCATCAATCAGTAAGTCTTCATCACAAAGAGCGCCGCACAGAAAGAACATAACTCCATTCACCTTTCTGTACTTTATACTTTTATCGTTAACTATTAACGAACCTCTTGTTGTCCTGCTTTCCACCGCGATTTCCTTATCTTTGTGGTTGTACGCGATAGTAGTAATAAATCCACCCTAGCCATTAATGACGTTATTTAAATGATTCGACCGTAAACCTGAATTTGTAACCATGCTGATTTTACACCTGTTATCTTAAGTATGTAGTTAGTCACCTCTTACTCCTTACTCTAAATTAAATCTTAACTTTCATCCAAGCCTTGACGTCTGGTATTTCATCCTTAGTGTCATAGTTAAAGAATTTATCACGCACTTTAAGCGCTTTGTGAAATGTCCATCCACCACCAAATATACCGTTATTCACTTTAACTAAAATTGGTTCGCATGTTGGAGCTAGTTTTAGTTCATCATTCCACTTCATCACTCGCACTCCTGTAAATTAAATTTCATTCAAAGCAAGTAATTCAACATCATCATGATCTGTTGATCTTTCTAGTAGTGGTGTGATTTCATTGTGAGCCATCCCTCTAGCGCAGATAACCAAGTCATCAGCGCTTAGCGGTAACCATGATTTAATGTTCATTACACCATTCCAATAACTGTACTTTCCAGTGTTGTTATTGTGTGCCATTTTTGCGCTTACGAAATATGTTCTTTTAATCATTTTATACACCTTAATTTTAAACAATAAGTATCACTAGACCCCTTCTTGCATGGATGGGGAATTGATATCGTTAATCTACACAACAGTAATCAGGCAACCGTTCACAATCCGTGTTGGTGGTCGAATCCATATACCATGCAATAAAGCCTGTTTATCTCGGGTCAAAAAGTCGTGTGTAGCGATCAGTTAAATTGTTCGGGTTTCGTTTACTGGGAAAGCCCGCTATAAAGACAGGCTGATTGGAAGTGGCGATTGATAGGCAATAAAAAAGAGCTTAGGCGGAATCTATTTAGAGGTAGTGCAAGCTGGCGTAATGATGGAAACGTAGCTTCTCTTAATAGACCCTGTCTAAACTCTTTCGTATCATCAGGCACTACTCCGAATCAACCTAGTCATTATATAACAACTAGGCGATTATGCAAAACTTTGGTTATCTCGGAAACTCATTAATGTTATTTGTTAGGCTTGTTAGCTCCAAACTTAAATCAATAGCCCATACTCTTTCAACCCAGCTATCACCAGTCATATACATTGACCATATGAAGTAATCATTATGCGCCTTTGATAGTAATATCTCTTCTTCACCCTTACCTTCATTAATCACTTTAGCTACTTTAACTAATATTTTCCGCTTGTCTCGCTTTCTCTGAATTACTATAAATCCACCAGCTTTGATATCTTTAACAAGTACGCACATATTCAATGAGTTTAACTCGATCATCACTCCACCTCTTCCAATTCACGTAAAATTAACTCAGCAATATCGACACTCATCATAGTCGGATAGTCTCGCTTTAATCGCTGGAGTAGTTTAGTTATCTGCTCGTGCTTTTCTGATTGGAACATTAGTTGTCCTTATTTATTGCGGTAATTCTTGAATGTCACGTAGTTGTAAATAGCCTCTGCATCACTTGGTGATTTGTCATTTTTCATAAAATCAGCTATTTCGTGTAACTCACACTCACGCGCCTTGGCTGCTAATTCTTCTTTATTTAATAACTTGCTGAAATCAGCCTTATCAGTACGGCTAACTACTACATCAGCGCCGTGAACACATACGTCAGGTGTATCTATTGCGAACACGAATGACTCAGCCTTATACATAAGTACAACACCTGTTCGATCATCTACAGAGCCAAATCCCCACATGCTATTATGAGGAGTGACTACGCATCGATAACCAACTGGTGGCAATCCTTCACCATCCCACTCTACCGATGTATCTAGCTGTGCTTGTATATCATCCATTGTCATCTCTGTGTAATCATCGTCTTCAAGGTTACTGATTAATGAGTGCGCTAGCTCAAGACCGTCACCGTAATCACCAACAAGAACAATATTATACTTCTTAACCTCGCACTCTTCACCGCCGGGATTCCACCCGATTCCCAGCTGAAATGCCAGCTGAAATGCCAGCTTCTGAAGCTCAATTGTAGCCTTACCTTTTGCAAATTTATTTAATAGATTAATCATTACTTCTCATCCTTATTTAATTCGTCGGCTTTCTCTTGTGCTTCTGCCGCGTAGTAGAATGGCCCTACATAGTTAATCTCTGCATCATCATCATCGTTATATGCCCACCACATATCCTGATGGTGTTTCTCGCTATACATCAAGTGCCTTTCCCACATATCCACTATCCAATAAAAAACCCATGAGCTAATTATCTAGCTTCATGGGTTAATTTGATAATCGTTTGTACCTATCAATCATCTAGATTGAGAAGATTTAAACGATTGGAGTCTATTCCATTTCAGGCATAGCATTAACTCAACAAACGAGGAGATAGTGATGAAAAATAACAACGGTTACACACCAGCATATCCATTAACTAATGAGCAGATTGACCACTGTGAGCGTGGTGGTGATTATTCAGGAATGACTAAGCGGGAGATGTTTGCAATGAATGCCCCTGAGATGCCACAGTGGTTTGAGCGTCAATGGTCACAGCTTAATTATGATAATAAAGATTACTTCAATAACTTTCATGATGAGTTTGCACCTATATGCCCAACAACAACCAGTGAAATACTTCCAGCTGGTAGCGCTGCCCTAATGAAGGCGTGGCGATTCGGTTACGCTGACTTAATGCTGGAGGATTAATAAATGAACATTCAGCAACGATTCGCAAAACTAGAAAAACAACGCAACCCTAAGTGGTATGTAAATCGACACATTGCACATTTGATGAATAAATTTAAGCGAGGTTAGTATGTTTATCACAGAAGAAATGAGCGGGTTCTTCCACAGTATGGTTTACATGACAATCTTTGGCGCGGTTGTTTGGGGATTTAATCACCTTTGTATGATGGGAGTGTTTGCATGAAGATGAGTGATGTATTTGAAGGCAAGGTTATATCTCATGATGGTATGCACCTGCTAAACGGGTCTAGAGAGATTAGGCTAGAGTATTCAGATGGATGTAAGCTGGCTGACTTTGGTAACAAAAAACAATCAGACCATGCAGCTGTCGCAATTAACAACCATGACGCATTAGTTGATGCGCTTGAGTTCTGCGTCAGTGAGATGAAGAATTACGACTTTATGTGTGATGAAACAAAATGTGACGCTGTAATTAAGCTTGGTGATATAGAAAAGTTATTAGCCAAAGCAAAAGGTGAATCATAATGGGCGCTAAACACAGAGGTAAGGTGCAAGACAAAGAGCGCGCTAAACTTATATCTAAACGTGAGCAGACTCGTCGGTTTAACGAGAAGTCAGATGAGTTTGTTAAGTTAGTTATGGGGATGTCTAGTTATGCGCAATGCAGCTAATGATTTATTTGATTTGTTTACGCTAGTGGTTGTTGTTGGTGCGGTTGTGGCTATCGTCTACGCCGCCAATAATGCTGAGTTTAGTAATTACTTGACGGAGATTAAACATGCGATTTCTGATTACTTTCTTTAATATTTTAGTTATGACGATTGTGGGGTTAGTGTCGTGAAGAATAATAAGCAAGTTAAGCAGATGATATGTAATGCGGTACATAATCACTTTAATGGTCAGTGCGGGTCAATATGGTGGGAGCACGGCGGAGTTATTGTCGATGGTGCTTACGATGAAGAGTCTGCATTTATGATAGACCAAGGTGTTGTATCTATCGACGGTAACGGTGACTTAATCGCAACGAGTAAGGGTTAATTATGAATAACGGTGATGAGTTTCTACAAATACCAGTAGTGGTAATAGGTGCAGCCTTAGCAGTGTTAACAGGGTTGTTTGTAGCTATGGCGGTTTGTGGTGATAGTGGGGTTAGTGATGAGTGAAATTAAGCATGCAGTAAAGCGCGGTGCAGTAATGGCATCGCTAGAAGCACCAAGCCATAGGTTAACTAGATTCGTATATAAAATAACAAACAACCCATACAGCCATTCAAAGTTATTACATGTAGCTTGGCATAATTCATTTTACGATGAATGCAAAAGAATAGGGCGAGGTATTAGATAACAATTATGCTTGATGTTCACAACCTAAAGATAATGCCAGAGTATTTTAATAGAGTGCTAGACGGTAGTAAGAAGTTTGAAATAAGAAAGAATGACCGAGACTTTAAGAAAGGTGATACTGTAATTCTTAATGAATTCAATGATGGTAAATTTACTGTAAGGTCGATACTTGCAAATATTGGATACGTTTGTGATTACATGCAGAATGATGGCCACGTAGTATTCTCACTAATCGAGCCTGAAATTGAACAATAAAACTAGCCCCTAATTAAAGGGGCTATTTGTTATAATGTAACAGTTATTTAGCTCTACCTTTTCGGCTGATTGCATTGCACTCTTCTAGAGTCGCATTTTTAATCGCTTCAACAGGCTTTAGTGTCAGCTTTAATTTATCGATATCAGACTGAAGTGATTTAATTTTGCTAAACACTTCGTTGTTATGCTCTTTGTTTGACTTAACTTTCTTATCTACCATCACTACCTCAATCTGTAGAGGGGCTATTAACCCCTTATATTAATTAGCCATTGGTCTGAATAAACGCCATCGGTACGTTCTTACGCTCCCAAACTCGCGTCCAGTTAGCGTCATCAGCAAGCTCTGCAAGAGTAGCTGATTGACCTGCGACACTAGCGCCAGTAAAGCTAAATCCTAGAGGGTGAATAATATCAGCTCGGCGAGAGTAGATAGTATTCTGACCGCCACCATTACCAGCGGCTGGAGTGCGATCCATTTCAGACGGCGTTTCTGTTCGGCCTTCACCGTTAATCCACGCGCCAGTACCAAACAACACAGATGTGTATGTGATGCGGTTAGTGCCAGCAATTGCAGGCAACGAATCATCTAGAACTACGCGCATGTTATTGTAGACCTGGAATAAAGTGTTGTTATCTGCGTCACGGATATCAACGATTAACTGTTGTTTCTCAAGCTCAGCATGCACAACCGAGTGCATTGCGATTGCAGCAAAGCCGCCCTTGTGATCACCAGCAGTTTGACGCGCATCGATAATTACTTCTGCGCTAATTTTCTCAGCAGCGAGAACAGGCAATACCGCATCGGTGGCGACACTAACGACCATATCAGAAGCGTTGTTTGCAACGTTATCAGCAAGCACACCAAGAGATGAACTAATCAATCGACGTTCATTAATGGTCGCCCAGTACGCACCTTGACGACCAGTAATCGCACCTACTGGATCAATTAATGAAAGCTCAATCGCTAAATCCATAGTTGACCACGATTGGTTCTGTGATGCTAAGCGCCAATCCATTTTTGCAGATGTAACTTTATTAGGGGTTGAAACGTTGGTTGGTACATCATCAGAATAATTAGGCTCTTGAGTGCCTAGTGGTTTGAAGAATGGTAATTCTCCTTTGTTGCCGCCAACGCTAGCCTGTTGTGAGACTCGCGGGTCTGTAACCATAATACCAGACGCAAGGAATGCATTAAGCTCAACCTGGGCTTCTTGCTCGCGGCGTGCAAAGGTAAGCGGGTTATAAATATCTGCTAACTGAACTACAGCCATTTTAAGGCTCCTTATTTAATCATTTGTTTATAAAGTTCTGGATGCTCATTGGCAAACTTTGCCTCTTGAGTCGCAGTCATATCTTTCAGGCTAACAGCTCCGCCACTGCCTTTGTTTCCGGTAGCCCCGCCACCAATTGAACCACCAACCTTGATGTTATCTGCATAACGTGAGTTAGCGGTAAATTCCTTGTTTAAGTCCTCGACAGTTAAAGCTGTTAGATTGCCCTCTGGGTCTAAAACAACTGCTCGACCGTCGCGAATGTCAATTCGTGCTTGGTACTCGTTACTCATTGCATCAAGTGCAAGCTGTGAACCAGTACCGTATTTAGTTAAAAAGTCACTAGCTAACTGACTCTTCTTTGCTGTTAGGTTTGCGCCATTCAAGCCATCGATAATGGCTTGTAAGCTCATAACCTTTTCATCGTATGAATTAGTAACGCTTTCAATGTCACCCTTTGCCTTTGCTGCCGCTAAAGCTTCAGTGCCGGCCTTCGCTACGGCTTCATCTTTAATACGTTGAGCTTCTTTCTTTTCGTTCAGCAAGTCATGGTTATTTTGCTTTAACCCGACAATGCTTTCATCAAACGTGGTTTGTAATTCCGCTTTCTGTGCGTCAAGTAACGCTTGAATCTCAGGTGTAATTTCCACATAGCCCCCTAGGCTTCGTCCGATTTAGTTAGCGACTCTGTCACTTAGCGTATTTTACCACTGTATGGCGCAATGTGCCAACTAGCTGATATATTCAGCTATACGCTTATCTTTCTTTGCCATTTCATCAATAGTTAATGGCTGTCCTAGTCTATCTCTCGAAGCGGCCCTAAACTCTTCAGGTGTTAAGCCTGCATTGCGGAATATCTTACCTCGCTCTGGTCCTAAAGCCTCATCCTGAAATGATGCCGGTTGCGATTTAATCCAAGAGTAATACGTTTGATCACCTTGTACTTGCTTGCCGCCTTCAGCACCTTTACTCGCACGAGTTGAGCCTTCATCTAGAAAATCAAACTTATCATTAAGCAATGGAGCCGTTGTTGTTCTGCAATTTGGGTGAAATGGTGGCATAGGCTTGAACGTGTCGCTATTCATTACCTCTGTTCCATCCCAACCTTTACACTCGTTACTAGTGCGATCGTCTAGCGTTGCAACAATTACATAGCCAATAACAATGTCATTGTTTTCTTTATACGTTTGATTTTTCGCCTGTGTTGCCATGTGATTAGTGGCTGTGATTGCTAGCGTCCTTGCGTTACGTTGCGTTGTATTTAACTGCCCGAGTAAGTTAGCCGTTATCTGGTTGGTTGTTTGGCCCTGATAAAAGCCACCAGAAATAATGCCTGTAGCGCGCTTAACTTCGGTAGGTGTAAAGTTTTTAAGCATCGTATCGTAGTTCACAGCCCCACCGCTAGCGCCTATCACTAATGGGTTATTACTTGCCGCTGAAACAACTTGCGCAGTTGACGGCACGTCAGTTTCAAGCTTTACCGTAGTGCTCAACAACTCAGACTGAAAACCAGCCTCATAACCTGCAAGTGTATCTAGGTCAGAATTAAGCATCTTTGAATATTTATTCAGGTCTTTTGTGTATCGCTTATTAACATCAGCAAGAAGGGCATTTAGCGCCTTCTTGGTTTCAATCGTAGTGCCTTGCGCGTTAAGTTTCTTCCTGACCCATCGCCCGAAATCCTCGAGTATTGGATTTACTTGATTCGCACTACCTACGGCTAATCTATTCAGGTAGATTTGATGCTGCGTCTCCGCTGAGTTCAGTTGCTCGTTCTGCATTCGCCACCTCCGCTACAGGTTCAGCAAAGTTTAACCCAGTACCGCCAGTTTCAATCTCAGCCCTGAAATCTTCCTCGGTAGTATCGTGAGGTATGATTCCAGCCTTCTTGTACGCATTGAACAGCGTTGAGAATGGGATAACTGATTGCATGTACTCAGCCATATATTGCGCACGGTCTTGAGCTGTTAGCGCCTCAGTGAAGAACTGGTTATTTAAGTCTAATGTAAATTCATTATCTTCAACGCCGGTCATCATCCAGATAGCCTCATTAACAGCCTCTCGCATCATTGATTGGCAGTTGTTGATTACATCGCCTAACAATGCAGTGTCTTGACCAGCAGATATACGGGCCTCCTCTGCTGTACGTTGAACCGTTGGGTTAGATAACTTAGCGCCCATCTGAATCATGTCATCAAGGTCTGACTTTAAAGCCTCGGTTAATGGACCACCAGCTTGCACTTGAAGTAATTGAGCTGATCCAGTTTGCCCCAGGTAAGTACCGTTACCACCACCAACAGTAATTGCAGCCTTGCCTAAATCCTGATTGTCGCCAGTTATAAACAATGTACCCGTTGCGTATAGCTTGTTATTCAATCGCCAATCAGCATCAGAGTTATAATGACCTATGTTTCGGTCTGCAATCTTATAGAATGGCGGGTTATCAGCCGTTGAATCGTTATTACGCGACCCGCTAAAGTAGAATGCAATATGGTCTAACTGCTTGCCACTGTAATCTTTGATTGGCACAGGCTCGCCGATTAACTCAGTACCTTCAGCGTCACCATAAACGCGCTGCTCGTAACCTTCTTCAGTGAGAATTAGGAATCGGTAACGGGTTTCGCATTCAGTTTGGTATGTATCTGGATCGCGAACGTTAACTTCTTCGCGCAACTTAACCAGTGATAGCTTTTTGACGCCATCAACAACAGACACTCCCCAATCAACAATTGATTCAGGAGTGTAAGGCTTAATGTAAACCTGACCTCGACCGTCGTTAATATCGCGCTTAGTCTTATCTCTTGGCAGCCCGTTATCATCTAGCAGCTGCTCAGGAGGCTCAACCAGTACACCGAATCGACCCATTGACATAGTGTCAGCAACATCATCTTTGAGCAGGTCTTGCAGGCTGTTACCCTCACCGTCTGCATTGGTATTTAGGTAATCAACCGAATCAGGCAATTCGATAGTTGGAGGAATACGCCATGCAGCACCCATCATCATTTCCAATGTTGAGCCGGTAACATTCATGAATCGACCTAGCTGTTTTAATGCTGCGTAAGTTTCATCAGCCATGCCAGGCGTTCTAATCAGATATTGTTGCCGCGGCATTTGGTCTAAGCAAGTTGAAATATCACCGGATACCACATCATCGTTAATACAGTCACGAATGGTCTGATATCTAGGTGACAGCTTGATGTACTGTGCGTGAAATGCACTGCTGTATGAAGCCATGTTAACCCCTTATTTTTTGGATATTATACACCAAGACCAAACGAAATACCTTTAATGGCTTTTCGCTTACTTTCTGCCACGGCTAGGTATCTAAACCCATCAGCACCGTGTGAAGCCCAATCATGAAGCGGCCTGTCTCTCCAGCACCCTAGCTTATCATTCCACTCTTTACGGTAATGCTCTAGGCACTTAATGCCATCCTCGCAATTAACCTCATCAAATACGCAGTTAGGTAAAATGTCACGCGCTGCTTGTATTCCGTCGTCAATGCCAAGCTTTGGTACTATTTCAAACTTCATACTGTACGTCTTATTACCGTACTCGATGCCTTCTTGCGCCATCTCTTTACGGGTTTTGCCCTTACTGGCAAACTCTCTGTTATTCATGTCGTGAGGGCCGTAATGCGTACCAACGATCCAATCATTCTGCTCGAACTTATCTTCAATATATTTCATGTAATACCCAAGCGGCTCACCTGAGTTCTCATGATAATGCAAAATATGATACTCACTACCAACGACTCGATAGAACCATACTGCTGTTGAGTCGCCGATGCCGATATCACACACAGTATTTACGTTGTTGCTATTTGGATACACAGCTTCAATATTATTTACTATGCGCTCATCTTTGTAGATAGCGGCAAACTGCTTCGCATAGTAAGCACCCTCAATAGCTTGTTCGAATGCCTCGTCGGGTGTTGACGGATATTCTCGCTTCATATCCTCACCTTGATCTGATTCAATCAAGGTATACCACTTCATTTGCTCTAGCGTTAAATCGATGCCGTGTTTATTTTTAAGCTTTGCAAAGTAAACCTGTAATCTCTCAGGTATATCTACATCCTCATTAATAAAGTATTCGGGGTCCATCCACCAGCTAAAGAAGTGAAACTTGAATTGCAATGATGCTGGCTCTTTACTTTGGTCTTTTAACTTCTTAGCAGTCGCACAGTAATCATAAAAGTAGCCATGCTTACCCTCTGCTGTTGATTCAATTGTCTTAGTGCAGTTCTTACCAACTGAGTTAAACGCACCAGTTACAATCTCTTTTGCCTTGTCTGGATACTTCTTACATATCTTACCGAACTCTGAGATGTGGAGGCTTTGCAGTGTGCCGCCACGATAACCAGTTGACACGCCAATTGATGAGCCATTACTGAATACATAGCCATTGTCTTTGTCATTTATCGGTGTTGGGAATTTGTAACCTATCCTAGCAAGCATCTGAATAATTGAAGGCTTCACATTGTTATATGCGAATCTAATCTTGTTACGGTATATATCCTTTGAATCTTTCTCATTATGAGCAATGCAACCGCACGAAGTGTTTTTTCTAAACAGGCAAGTATCTAGATCGTGAATCATCTTGAATGTAGTAAATCCAAGCTGCCTAGCCTTTAGGATAATGTCATTTTGGTGTGAGTTTTTGTAATACTCTATCTGAGCTACGTTTGGCGAGAATCTTACTTTATTACCGTCCTTATCCTTAATGAAGTAAAACGCACAAAGGCGAAAGAACTTAAGTCTAATCGCCTTCTTGAATTCACTTTCAGTCAAATCTCTATTGTTAAACTTGTATACGTAATAGAGTGACTTTTCTACCTCATCACTCTTCATCACTAGCTGCATCACCCATTAATGAATCGAAGTCATCTGTTAGTGTTATTTTCTTTTCTGACTTATCGAGGAATGCTTGAACGTCTACGTGCTTACCGACAATCTCTAATGCCTTATTGGCACCCGAGTGCTCAAACTTATAAACGTTGTTCCCGTCAGCGTCCGTGAGAGGCTCACCAGCGACCATAACCTGTTCTGCTTGCATACATCTGTCATAGACCTTTACTGCTTGACGTAGTACCCATGCAGCGTCTATCTTTGTCTTTTCAACTCTCTCTTTCATTAATTCGGCAATCCTTTCAGATACACCAAGTTTTACCAAGTTTTCTGGGCCTACTTTATTTGCGTTTTTCTCGCCATATCCTGCTCTAATTGCAGCCTGTGTTGCATTCAAATCCTTTAAATACTCTAAACAAAAAGCCTCCTGCTTTGCAGTTAAACCGCCCATATAACCACCTCTACAGCCTCTAGCTGCTAAAGTTAACCACACTGTGGTAGGTTGTTATATTGTATCATTTATCTGAGATATTAAAAAACCCCGCGTTAACGGGGCTTGGGTTATCTTTTGCTAATATTAAATTGACAGCTTTTCTCGCAACAAGTAACCCTCAAGCATCCAAATCTTATTAACTGCATTATCTCGCGCAATCTTAGCGCCGAGCTCAGAGTCAAAGTTTTCAGGTGACGCGCATGCTGACTCGCCATGAACTGTAAAGCCATTCTTTAATGTAAGCAGGCACGATGTAAAAGTGGTCCCGTCAAATACATGATACTGCTCTTTAACCACCAGAGACTTAATGTGATCTGGAGTTATGCGAGGCGCGGTTAACCCTTTATCTTGAATTTCTTTTTCTATTTCTTGGTCGTTCATATTCATAACCAATGTTCCTTATAGTAAGTTTCTTTCTTCGACGATACAGCATCATCAGTAACGGACTTATTACCCTTTAGGGCGTTAAGTATAGAGATTATTTCATAGTCAGTTATCGGTTTCAACTCAGCAAGCAAATGACCTCCACTATCGCAATGAGCGCCGAGCCAAGTATCGTTATTTATGTCTATTTTAAGTTGTGCTTTTTGCTTCTCGCTTGAATATAGCTTCCCAATACAAAATACTAACAACCTCTTGATTAACCTATCACTCATCACTAAACACCTTATATGCAAACCATCCAACAAATACCAACGCTATCACTCCGTAAATAGATAGCTCTAGTGCGCTATTCATCTTTAACCTCGAACTCAATACAGCCAAAATCAGGTTTTGTTAGTAAAAACCCTATATCGTGCTCTTCTCCTAGCGGAATTGCCGATAAGCTTTCATCTTCAGTCATAGAAAATTTATCGCAAGTTCCGAGCTCTGTGTGCGCATCTGCTATAAAATATTTACAATTATTACACTTCATCTTATTTATAGCTTTGCATACATCACAAATAACTGGAGTGTCGCCCCACTTATCACCACAAGTCATACTACCAGATTGACCAATTTCTATTTTATTTTTGCATTTACTCATCACACATCCCCTTCAATGTAGGTGATAGGTTCATAGCTTCCATTACTACAGCAGCAGCGCTTTCATCCATGTTGCTGTTTACTTCGCCTAGGATTAATTCTGATTTTGTTAGTGGGGTGCGGTATTTACAGTTAACACCTAAAATATCACTTTTATCCAGTATCCACTTATCGCTACAGTTTAGAAACTCAACGCTATCACCTCGACACTTACGCAATAACGCCTCAACTAGCATCATTTCACGGTCTGTTGTTGGCGTGTACTTTTTACAGCTAAAATCATGACAGCTTGCCATCTTAATTACTTCTGGCTCGACTAATATAGAGCCACCAGATGCGCATACGAAATTCACACTCAACTGATATGACTTATTAGCATCACCAAACGATTGTCCAATTCCATCTATCATAAACATAGATTTATGGGTAATACCGTTTCGTGTAAAGCCTACCTCTATAGCCTCATTGTTGCTGAATGCATCCGATGCCAAGCTGTGCATATCTTTGCTTATATTAATCATCACTCTTTACTCCGTCCGTTTATGTACAGTTATTATCGGTTATTAGTTTGTTATATTAAATAGACAAAAATGAAAACATTGATTCCAATAATAAATAAAAAGCCAGCACCTAGTTGATAGATAGCTGACTTCTTTATCATGCGTCCGTTCATTCTATAATGCATCCTGCACCCTTAATCGTTAAAGTTGACCTCTTGCTCTTTATCGTCATCATCAGGTAGATTTGATAAGTCATACCCTTTATGGTCATCCATCCACTGTGCGTATTCAGCTTTCAATCGCTCCTTGATATGTTCAGCTTTCTCTTTAAGTGATTGCGTCATAGTTAAAGCCTCAGTTAATTTGTGATTTAACTTTTTGCTTGGTTTCTTCGTCTAGCTGGGAAAGTATTTCTTTGATTATCTTGCGGCGGTTACTTGCTGAGTTGGTTCTAGTGTTGATTATTGCGCATGTTACATAAACAAGCCCGAATCCAGCAGTACATAATACGCTAATCGCGGTCGCGTTCTGAGTTATCACCCCCATCAATCCGCTTGTAGTTGCTGCACCTAGACTCACATTCTGTACCGTGTTCTGAATGTCTGACATTACTATTACCCCGATACTCGATGATTATCTTTACTATACCAAATAGCATAGTGGTTAGTTGTATGATTATAATTGCTGGAACAGGGTTTGCGTTTATCCATTGAATTATCCACATTACCTAGCCTTGTGTTTGGTTTGTTATATTGTAACACTTTGGCTAGGTACAACAAAATTAGTGATTACGCTTCTAAAAAGTCATCGATATCTATTTCCTCAAACGGTAATCCATCATTTCTAAACCCACTCTTACCACGGGTATTACTTCGACCATTACGTACTCTAAAGTCCTGGCGTTGTTGCTCCATGTTAAGCGCTGCTTGTATGGCCAGTTGCGTTTCTCTACCTACCAATGCAACGACTAATACGGTCAACATTATCTTGGCTGTTTTCTTAGTCCATTTCATCACTTCTTCCCCCTGAAAAAGTCACGTTGCCATTCTAGGTTGTCTATGTCGTCTTCCTCTAAATCACTTACGTCTAAGTACTTCTTTGGCTTAGGAAGATGAACGGGCTTACTTGCTTTAACTATGCGACTCTCACTCTTTGGTACGCATACAAGTATTAGCAAAGTTACAAATGCAGCCAGTCCTATGCACATCCATACTATTCCGCTCATCACTTACTCCTTACCCTGTAGGGTTATTTATTAATTATCTCGTAGTTTTGGTTTACTATTTTTATTGTGTTTTCCTTGATGTCGAAACTCTTAAATTCTGTTTCTTTCCTATCAATCATGCCGAGTAAAACGTTAATGCACACCGTTGACTTGAATAGCGCAGTTTCCAACTCCTTCACGCGTAAGTGGGTTTCCTTTGTGTTATTGCTGATTTGAGATGCTAGCTGCTTTTCCAATGATTCGATATAATCTCTAACTTCAATCTGCTCAGCTACGGTAAACATAGTTCCGTAATCTTCTATCTTTCTAACGCCCATTCCGATTTCACATCGTTTAATTTTATCTACCACATCACTCATCTTCTATTCCTTCTAGCTGTTAATTATTTAATTGTTAGTTCGCCGTCTTTTACTGTGAAATTTACTTTCCCGTCATCACCGGTAACCTCATTAACAGTAAATGTAAGCCGAGGCTTTATTCTTAATGATCCAGCATATAGTTACCACAAGCTATAAGTGCGCCATAAATAGCAGACTCACCATCGCAGTCCATAATAAGTCCATTAATTACAACATCTGGCTCACCATCAATCCCTTTTGGGAATTTTACTGAAAATCCTGAGCCAGGGTGTTTTGCATTCGTGATTACTGGTTTCATTATTTAAACTTCCTATTTTTCTGGCGCGCTATTAACTTATAACGCGCTCGTTTTGATTCTTCTAATACACTCATGAAGTGATAGTGTTTACGCTTGTTTGCTGCCTTTCCCTTTGGTTTCATAGCATCAGTAAAGGCTTTGCGCTTTGATGTGCCTTTCTTCTTAGTCATAAGCTAAAACCATAACCATGTACCGTGAGCAACCGCTATCGGGAATGCGATTGCACCAGCAACCAAGAACCCCCAAGCCTCTTCGTTAAAGCACGTAATTATATGAGTAAACCATGAAGCTAAAATCCATACAAAAATTACTAATTGAATCATCACTCTTTCCTTTATTTAGTTTTATCAGGCAAACCATCAATCATACATTTAAGTCTGGTTTGGGCTTTATCATCACCGTTACAGTTCATGTGATACCACTCTTGCCCTCGCCCCCAGTAATCAAGGGCATCTTTCACCATCCAGCCCTTGATTTTAATCATTCCTGTAAACTGTGTTTTTGTCATTAAAGCCTCGCTGGCATAATTAACATTAACTCTTTAATGTCTGGGCTGCATACTCTACGAAGTGTGAATATCATCGCTGATTTATCATCAAAACTCTCCATCTTAACTAGTGGGTAAAGCTCGCCTTTCATCATTAGGTTTAGCATTGCTAGGTATTCAGTATTAACACCAATTGGATCGTTTGTTTTGCCTGACTTTCTTGTGGTAGATAAAAGTTTAGGTGTATTTGGGTATCGACCTACAACAACCTCACCCATTCCTACCGCAACCTGCACGCCACAAATATCCATGTATCGGATTAATGCTTCATCCTCTGTAATTTCAAACACTGCCCACTGAATGTTCTTTTGCCTTGTTGATGCTGGTACTTTACCGTCAATATTAACTATCAATTCGCTTGGGTTGATCTCACCATCAAACCAATCTGGATTCTTTTCTTTACTAGCTGACATATAAGCAACATGCCCGTTAGTTGATTCGATACGATTTGATTTAAAATGAATACCATTAAGGTAATAACGAACATCATTCTTTGCAACGCAAACCATCGCAGCTCTAAGCTGTCTAATTGGCACTATAAATTTCATCACTAATTCCTTTCTAATTGTTATCCCCTGTGGATGTAATAGATACTACTATACGATTATCATATAGTCTAATGATTTGTAGTTATATGAATCACTTTCTTATACACATAAAAAAACCCTACGGTAGCGATAAGGTAGGGTTCTTTCTCCGAACATATTCTAATGGTCACTATTCCCGTGTAGTGACAGTCGGTAACATAGGCTTTTTAAACCTTCTCAGGTCGCCCGATTATCGCTAGTAGTTTCTCAACTATCGCTGAGCAAGTGATCACCTTCTTTAGGGGCTATCCATGCCGTACTAACTACTAATTATTCTAGGTGATATAATACCAATTCGGAAATACTGATTAGTAATAACAGAGGATTTAATATGTTCGACACAGCATTCGATCGCGTAATTGGTCATGAAGGCGGGTTTCAAGACATGCACCATGACCGAGGCAACTGGACTTCAGGAAAGGTAGGTGTTGGCGAACTTAAAGGAACTAAGTTTGGTTTATCTGCCATGACATACCCTGACTATGATATTAAGAACTTAACCATTGAGCAGGCTAAAGCTATCTATTTTGAAGATTGGTGGATTGAGTTAGGAATGGAGCGATTCCGCCCTGCGATGCAATACCAAATGTTTGATGCTGCAATTAACCACGGCATGCGCAATGCAAGCAAGATGGTTCAGCGTGCAGTTGGCGCTAAAGATGATGGCGCTATAGGTAAGAATACTATGAAAGCCATTAAAGCTAAGTCAGTTGACGACCTACTGCTACTATTTATCTCTGAGCGAATCGCGTTTTTCACTAAAGTAAAAACGTTTGATAAGTACGGTAAGGGATGGATGAATCGCATGGCTGGCAACTTGAAACTTGCTGCGGAGGATAATTAATATGTTCGATAAGATAGCAAGCGTACTAACTGGCGGTTTAGCTGGAACAATTATGGATGGGATTAAATCATATTTCCCACCTGATATGTCAGACCAGCAGAAAGCAGCACTTAATCTTGAATTGCAGAAGATTGAGTTACAAAAACAAGCAGAAGTTAACGATGCTATAAGCGAAGCTCAGAAGTCTTTCAATGATCGCATTGCGCAGTATGAAGGCACAGCTAAAGACCTACTAGCACTGCCTGTGGTTGGTAGAATTTTATTATTCCTTCGTGGTGCACAAAGACCTGTATGGGGATTCGCTACGTTATGGGCTGATTACTGTTGGTTTTCTAGCGCGTGGGGCGCCTTGACGGAGAAGCAAGAAACCGCGTTAATAATTATCAACATCCTTGTGCTGGGATTCCTGTTTGGTGAGAGGGCAATTAAGAATCTTGAGCCGCTTATAGGTAGGTTACTCTCTAAATAAACGAAAGCCCAGTTATTAGCTGGGCTTCTTTTTACGATAATTCCCTAAAGAAATGTGTAGTAGTTCTTATATCCCACCCGTTACCGACCATCAATTCAGCCTGCCGTTGAGATACACAATCCAAATAATCATCGGGAAACCCAGCCAGCCGGCATAGCTCATTTTTAGTTGGCTTTCTTAACTTTCCATTAGGTGTTTCAACGTAGTTACCATTCCATGACGCATACTGCCTGGCGGTCATTGTTATTCCTTTATCGCCCTCCCTGTTAACCCAGGAGTATTTCTTTTTTGTTTGAAATTCTCCGTTCTTTTCCCACCACTTATGCCACCCATCGCTCATTGTATTTTCAGCTGATGACATATCCATGCAATCAGTAAAGCAGATATCACTATCGTCTGGAGTGTCTAGCGGAAAGTTTGCCCAATAGTTTCTAGGCCTTGAGCATGGCGATGAGTGCTTTGCATCGTGAAAGAATGGCTCAACACCAACATATTCAGTAATTACATCCATGTGTTCACTCTTCATCTTTACGTTTTCCAGCATGAACTTAACTGATTGGTTAACTGATTTTATGTGATTTAGAATATCGGCGAACACAAAGAACAACACCGATCGTGAATCATCAAATGCAAGTTGCTTTCCTGCATAACTAAACCCCTGGCATGGGCTTCCAGCTATCAGCAAATCAAGACTTGACCAGTCAATATCCCACTCTCTCCACTTGGTCACGTCCCCTAGCTGAATTATATCTGGCCAGTTTTTTGATATAACTTTTTGACAGTTCTTCTCAAACTCACTTGAATAGTGGTTATTTACAGAAACACCAGCGTTGTGAAGTGACTGAGCTCCACCTTCCATGCCGGCGAATAAATCGAGTACATTCATAATTTATTCATCCATTCAATAACTACAGGTCCAACATTCCATATAATCAAGAATGAATAGAATACTAACAGATAACCAATCACATCTAACGCTGATGGCCAATCTTGACTATCATCATATTTCTCTCTACAATCTTTCGTACTAGGCGTTCTCATCACTCGCTTATTCCTTACTACCTTCGATTTGTTATTCTATCCGCTTAAGTTTATTGCTTAAGCGGTTTTTTTATGCGCGTCCGTTAATGAATGCCATGTAAACATTCGATAAAGCCTGGAATCCTTCATTGCCCATTGCGTATGTAATCACTGTGTACGCCGTGTATTTATCACTGAATAACTGAACCTTCCACTGGTGATTTATTCCTACCTCTAAGTTAAGCTTGCACCCTTTGCTAATCATATCTAGGCACATGATTACTGCGTTGTCGTAACGGTACTTTCTAGCTAGTTCTTTTTCTTCTGGTGTTTGCTGTGTTGCTATAGTGTCAATCATAATTTGTTCACCGTATTATCAATTATTTCAAATGAACCATCAGTAACATCACTAAGTGGTGCAACATAATCACCGTCATCCCATAAAGCCCACATCTTGAAATCATCACACCAAGCAACTTCTAGTGAGCACGTAAAACCACGGCATGCAATAACGTCACGTTCAAATAGTTCATTGCCATTTTGGCATTTCATCCCTGTAAATTGTCGCTTAGCTATCACCTCAAGTAGCGAGCAGCTACTTAATTTCTGGCAAAGAATCTCATCAATATCGTATGTGTTATTAAACATCTGGCCTGTTACGGTGTGTTTTGTTATTAGCTCAAACTTTAACTCTCTCATCACTCTTACTCCATTGCTTGTGTGTGTTTATTATCTTGTATTTGGCTTGGTGTGTCTTGTAGGTTATTCCGTGGTGTTAGGTGTTATTCATCGAGATTTATACCTTGGTTAGCTGCGAATGCGTAAATAAGCTCAATCATTTCACTCATCCACTTAACCGACTCGCGACTAGTTGACGCGCCAAGTAATACCATTTGGTTGGAGTTTGGGTCTTGTGCCAGCTTGGCTTCACCGTTTAATGATGCTGAGAATATGTCTTTCCAATTCTCACTAGTTAGTAACTCCTGCTTAATCGTGCCGTCAGGGTATCTCACAGCCCACTCTATTCTTTTTGATACCGTTGCAAGGATAGCCCATAGTTTCGCGTTCTGAGATAGCTTGCGCGTCGATTCCTGCACTGTTACGACCATCGGATTCGAGCCAACTGGCTCAATCTGGTTAACCATTGCCATTGCGTTCTGTTTTATTGCTTCTGAGTAGATAAAGAATCGTTGTGGCTTCATTTCATTGAGTCCCGATCGATTAAGTGCACTGATTGCTTAACCGGCGATAGTGGATCGAATATAAATACCACCGAGCCTTTGTTATTTCCGTTTACTGGCTTACCTGTTTCGGCATTGATGAAAGATAATCGCCCTGAGATAAAGTGGCACTCGGTGCAGTTTTCGAATGCCAACTTAAACCACTTAACCGATGTGTCAGCAGGAATTAGCATTACAACTGGTATGCATGACTCTTTTGCTATATCCCTGCACATCATGACCCATGGCATAATATTACTGTACGGGGGATTGCAGAATACAGCCCCAGAAAGAAATGACGCCTGATCTCTATTGAATGCACTATCTTCTTTTGTGCAATACAGCCCACATAGTGAATTCTTATCGCTCGCAGCTAAGTCATACGCAAATTCAAACCGCTCATTGTAATAATCAAATACAAACTTAGGAGTCTGCCATAGGTCTTTAATTTCTGCTGCTGTGTTGGATTTATGTTCTGTGTTCATCATCTTCCCTTATTGCTGTTGATAGTTAAATATTCCAGCCAGCCAAATCTATAAGTTTATCTGTTGACTCGTGCCTGTGATGGCACTCATCTTTTCTTTTGTATCGGTCTGTGTATACGCTTGGTAAGTCAACGAGCATTCTATACACGCCCCTTAGCCCTCCAATGATAAATACTGCAATTATTGCCAATGGAAGAGAAACAGTAACAATCACTTTCATTGAGATTGAATTCTGCTCCTCGATGTAATAGCTGTCTTCTCTCTCAACAAAATAAATTGAGCCAGATATCTTTTGTGCAATAGTAAATTTTCTTTTTGTAAATATCTCGCAAAATTCTTTGTGGCTAACTTTGAACTTTTTCATTAGTTATTCCTCTTGTTGTTATTTAAATTAACAATTTCATGTATTCTTTTTGTGCTTTCGTTATTTGCTTTCTGATTTTGTTTTCGCTATCTGGTTTAATTTCCCATCCACCATATGGCTACCAATATTCTCACCACAAAACGGACAGTATTTAAATACAAGGCCATTTGGAAACTGCTTTGATTTAATACCTGCAAAGCTTCGTGATGGCTTTCCTGTTTTTACATTATCGTACATCCAGAATGTCATCCCCTTAGCTCTGCCTGATGATGGTGTTTCAGTGTTTTCATTTAATGAATCACACATCATTAATAATTTTCCGTCTTTCAATTCGCACTTTTCCATCACTTATTCCTCGTTATTATTTGGATTCCAATACTTATCTTCGTCTGGAAGTGTTCTTAATACGCCAGCCATCAATCTCATGTATCCAGCTTGAAATACTGTTTCATGATCTGCATAGCGATGAGCGTCTGAATATATACCGAAGTAAACCTTTCCTTTATCTCTAAAGATTCGAGTTCCAATGAATGCCTGAATCTCGTGTCTAACCCTAGCTGTATCAAGAATATCAAATGCTGTTGGCTCTCTATCTTTGCAATCTTCTTTAAGCTGCCCGAGTAATATTACCGATATACCAAGCTCTGATGCTGTATTCTTTAGCATTCGAACATCATCACCCATTGCATAGGTCATTTGCTTATGACTGGTATCGAATGAAATCCTGTGAAGGTGATCAACAATTACCAGCTTTAACTTTTTACCTTTTGCAGACATTAACTGATGTTGCTTTCTCATCTCTGAAACAATGTACTGCATGTTTACATCTTTCTTACCGTCGATAGTTACACGC